TGTATAACCTACGAATGATTGCATACGTCAGGCAAAGACAAAAAAAGGGACTGTATCCTATAGATATAGATAGACCTATAGATATAGCTAGTAGTAAAACACTTGACCTTGCATAAATGTATGCCCTATATACACTTAAGCCCTCTATCCTCTTACTACTTAACATAAGTTAAGTGGAAGGAAAAAAAAACAGCGAAAAAAGCAAGAAAAGCGAAAAAATAAGTTGCGAGTCCCTATGTTATATGATACACTCATACATGCCTACCGTATGGTACGGCGCGAGCATGGAGCAAGGGAGGAGAAAGCTATGAGCGAGAGAGTGAAGAGCGAGGCAGAAAAGAGGATGGACGAAGCTACGAGGGCGGGCCTCGCGCTAATCAAGGCCACTGATGCAGCCGCCCGGGCCCATAGCGCAGAGCCTAAAAACTATGACGACGTAAGGGGGCCAGGCGGCGCCGTGCTGTGCAAGGCGGACTTGCTCGCCCTCGTATACCCTCGCGCAGATATGGCCCTAGCAAGCAAGGGTGCGGAGCAAGGGAGCCTATACTCGGCCCTGGCCTACGCCATGGGCGAGTATAGTGCGGGGCGGGCAACTATGGGCGGCTGGCGCGACACTATCCGAGCAATGCTCGATCTATGTGGCGAGCCTACCCTATATACTAAGGTAGAGGACTACGCCGTGGCTAACTACCCTGACCGCGAGGCGTGGATTTATTGGACTGACTCTGCTGAGGGCACGCGTGCCGATGGTACGCGATGGACGCGTAAGCCGCGCGGGATGCTACGTACCCCCCGCGCCATGATAGAGGCGATGCGGGTTATGGCGATGAGGGGGGCCCTGTAAATGCGCGCCGATAGCATCCGCGAGCGCAACGCTCGCTTAGCGTACTACGACGATAGGGCCCGCGAGCTTGCCAAGATCGAGCGACGCGAGGCGCGCCGGCAAAGGCGCATGATCGAGCTAGGCCTCCTTGACATGCCTTACAGCGCACTGGTGAGGAGCTACGAGGCGGCGGATGAGCCCGCACCCTCGCGAGCGATGGAAGGCGTAAGCGGTTACATGGGCCTAGATCACCTCCGCGCCATCGCTACCGAGGGGTGCCGCGCAGCGCCTAAGCCGTCTGAGCGCGATATATGGGACGGCTTCGACGCCCTCCCGCGCTCGCGCTACGTCGCCGAGCGCTATAATAACTATTTGGAGGCGGACTATATGCGCCGGATGGAGCGCAAGGCGCTAATACTGTCGGCGCCGATAGGCATAGACTATGACTATAGCGACGATTGCGGAGACTAATGGTGAGGGGCTTCTAGCGGTGCAATGACATAACCTGGGGATAGGGCCGGAAAACGGCTTTTCCCCTTATAGTAAGTACGACATCCACCGAAAATTTCTGTGATTCCACCTTAAAAATGCATCTTTTCTCCCCCAAAGTGGGCAAATTTGCCCGCGTAACTGTCCATCAGTGTCCAAAAATATCGTTTCGCCACAAAAAATTTTTCGTTGCCCCGAGGGCAATTAGGATATGGAGAGATCGTTTCGCGACTAGGGTGAGGCGGGGACAGTTTCCGGCATTCGGGTGTGGGGTTGATGTCTAACCTGGGTATACGTATAGTTGGGGTGGAGGGAAATATGATCTCATTTATTGGTGGGATTGTAGTTATCATCTGCCTGCTCTGGTATAACAGGAAACGAAAGTGAGGAATCCGGTTAGGGCGGCGGCCTTACGTGCGCTTGAGAAGATAGAGGAATCTCGCTTCACGCCTGGGATGAAGGTCACGGTCATTGAGAACATCATGGAGCGGGCGGCGTGGGAGGCGGTGTTCGGGAGGGCGGATCTCGCGGCGGAGTGGGCGCGGTTCCTGACGGAGAACGCGGTGGGGAAGCCGAGGCAGCAGATTGAGATTGGCGTTTTTGAGAATCCCTACGAGAATCTTTCGCTTGAGGAATTGGAGAAGGAAGAGAAGAAGCTCCTGGCCGGGGGGAAGCTCGGGGCGATTGACGTTGGGGCCAGGGAAGATAAGAGGGAGGAAGTAAAAACCCTCCAGGCGCCGAAGGCGGAAGTGGGGAGCTGGGATGACGTATTCGGAACGGCTTAACCAAGCGAGGCAGATTGCGATAGCGAAGGCGCGGCGGCATCCGTGGTTCCTGGGCCAGCTCTTGATCCCTGAGTTCTTCAACGAGGAGAAGTGGTACTTGCGGGAGATCCTGCAAGAGCTCGCTTTCGGCACTCAGAACCTTGCGATCTCCCTCCCCCCGCGGCACGGGAAGAGCCTGTCGCTTATGATCTACGAGGCGTGGCGGCTCGGCGTGAATCCGAAGTTCCGGTTCATCAAGGGATCGTACAACGACGACTCGGCGATGAAGATGTCGAAGGCCACGAGGGATCTTATCTCGGCGGAGCGCTCGACGGAGACGGAGATCATTTACCACGACGTTTTCCCGGAGCGCGTGATCAAGAGCGGAGACGGCGGGGCATCGATGTGGTCGGTCGAAGGAGGAGCCTTCAACTACACCGCGACGGGAAGGGGCGGGACAGTCACGGGGAACGGAGCGGACGATCTCATTGTGGATGATCCGATCAAGGACGCGAACGAAGCCTATAACCAAAGGACGCTCGACGAAGCCTGGCTTTGGTTCTCAGGAACGCTCATGTCGCGGCTCGAGGCGAACGCGAGGGTCATCCTCAACGCGACGCGATGGTCGGACCTCGACATCATAGGCCGCGCAACAAAGATCGAGGCCATGAACTTCAAGGTTATCGAGTACCAGGCCTACGACGAAGCGACGGGGAAGATGCTCGCGCCCTCCATCCTCCCCTACGAGGACTACGCAAGGAAGAAGGCTGTGATGACGGAATCCGCCAAGGCCATCTTCTACGCGAACTACCACAACGTTCTTCTGCGCTTGAAGGGCGCCCTCTACGCGGAATTCAAGACCTACGTGGAAATGCCCGAGGGGGTGGAGGAGAGGATCAGCTATACTGACTTCGCCGACACCGGGGCGGACTTTCTTTGCTCAATCTACGGGAATATTCTTGGGGGATATTGCTATATTACGAATGTCGTGTATACTGATGGGGGAGTTGCGGAGACAAAGCCCCTAGTGGTAGAGTCCCTCAAGGCCCAGAAGACTGAGAGGGCGAACATCGAGTCGCAGAACGGCGGGCAGGCCTTCGCGGATGCAGTTCAGGAAGAAGTGCCCGGCTGCTGGATCAATGCCTTTCATCAGAGCAAGAACAAGATCGCCAGGATCATTTCGAATGCGGAAGAGGTGAATAAGAAGATCCTATTCCCGCATAATTGGGCCGACATCTGGCCTGATTTTTACCTGGCGATCACGACGTACATGAGGGTCGGCAAGAACGCGCACGACGATGCCCCGGACGCGCTTACCGGCATAGTGGAAATGATGAGCGAAGGAGTTGTATTCGGATGACGTTCTCGAAAGCGTTCGCCAAGACCCTAGCTCCTCGACTCGCCGGGTCCAAAGGCGTCGTCTCCAAGTCCATCTATACCTGGCTCTCCTCGAAGGTTTTGGACGAAAGCATCCATGACACCGACCTCGACGATCCCTTCACCTCACGACTCCAGAATCCCTACCTGCAGAATCCGTGGGTCTCGATTGCGATGAGGATAAGGGCTAGGTGCTTCCAGCGCCCAAGCCTCAAGATCTACAAGCCGTCGGGGAAGGAAGTGAAGACAGGCCCGCTCTACGAGCTCTTCCGCCGCCCCGGCCCCGGAATGCATCGCGCCGAGCTCATCGCTCGCTCGATGATGTGGTGGGATGCCGAGGACGAGCTCTTCTGGCTTTTCCAGGACGGCTACCGAGGGGGAATCCCCGAGGAGATCAAGGTCACACGGCCCGCCGATTGGGATTACGACGAGCAGTCGGGACTTTGGTACTATACCGATCCTGTCAAGGGTGTCCGAACGCAGATGCCCGAGGAGACTTTCTTCCGCTGTTCCTACCCCTCGATGTTCAACAAGGTCCGCGGCAACCCCCGCATCGTCTCCCTCTTCCTGCAGCTCGAGCAGGACTATCTTACGACCCTCGCGAACACCGAGGCGTTGAGGAATTCAGGCATTCCCCGGGGAGTCCTCGAGACCGACCAGCGCCTCACTGCCGCGCAGATCAAAGATATCGTCGATTCCTGGGCCATGAAGTACAAGCGGAACATGGGAAACGAGCAGATCGGCGTCGCCGCCTACGGCGCGAAGTTCAAGCCCCTGAACCAGGAACTCCCGAAGTATATGGAGTTCCAGGAGTCCATGAAGATCACGACGCTGACCATGTTCGGCGTCCCGCTCAAGGTGGCGAACGCCACGAGCGAGAAGACCGCGTTGTCCGGCAAGGACTCGGACGAGCAGTACAAGGCCTTTTGGTCGCAGACCATCCTCCCGGAGCTGGCCTACATCGAGAGTGCCTTCGAGGGCGTCCTCCTCCCCATGATGGGATTCGACGGCTATACGATCAAGTGGGACTGGAAAGAGATCCCCGAGCTCCTTGTCGATGAAGCCGACCAGCACGAGCAGCTCAGGGAGGATGCGAAGGCGAACCTCATCACCCTGAACGAGGCCCGCGCCATCCTGCACATGGACCCCGTGAAGTGGGGTGACACGCCATACTACGAGCTCATGAGGAAGGGCGACAATGGCGAGAAGCCGGCGAAGTCCTTCGATTTCTTCGTTTCACCGAACAGGAAGACGCGGAAGCGGTACGTCCTGCCAATCCAAGGCGAGCTATTCGAGGAGGAATCATGATAGTGAGACTAGGCGGGGTCATCAAAGAGCTGTCCCGCGATGAGGGCGCCCGCGCCTTGGAGTCCGGCGAGGAGCTTGAGGTATTCAAGTTCGATTTCGCCAGGATGTTCGTTAAGAAGGGCGAGAACCAGGAAGAGGAGTTCTCGTTCCAGTGTTCGAGCGAGGACGTGGACCGGCACGGCGATATCGTCATGCAGAACTTCATCCTCGACGCCTTCGACCCGAAATCCAAGGCCTATAACCCCGTTTTCCTGTGGCAGCATAACAGGAACCTCGGGCCGATAGGGAGGATCGAGGAATTCACGAGCGAGAAGCCCCTCGTCGCCCGCGTCACGCCGCTCCCGAAAGGGATCGACCCGAACGCCGACATGCAGTGGGCGAAGGCCCGCCTGGGCTTCCTCAAGATGGTCTCCATCTCCTTCATCCCGAGGGAATGGGAGTACATCTATTCCGGGGAAGGAAAGAACAGGACGATCACCGGATACCGCTACACCAAGAACGAGCTACTCGAGGTCTCCCTCGTCACGATCCCGGCGAACCCCTTCACGGGCCGCAAGGAGCTTGCGGTGAGAGCCAATGAAGTGATAGAACCCTTTGGGAAGGGATTCGATATGTTTTTGACTGGCCAAGGCCAGGAAAGGGAGCAGGTATGAGCGAAAAGACCCTCGAGCATACCCTTGTCGGCGCATTCGACGAACTCGGCCTTGCGCTCAAGAAGGGTATCCAGATCGAGAAGGATGGATTCGCCAATGCGCAGGAGGCCGCGGCCTATCTGCGCGAGCGCGAGGAAATCTTTCAGAAATTCGCCGGGCTGCAGCAGCTCGCGAATGAGACCATCAGCCAGACCATCACCTCGCTGCAGGAGCAGGTGAAGGGCCAGATCGAGCAGATCAAGGCGCTCGGGACCGAGGACAAGCCCAAGATCCTCACCAAGGAGGACATCCTCGCCGGCATCGGCAAGACCGTTCGGGCTGCGTGGAAGCGCGACCGCGCCGAGATCTACGAGGCGGGCGGCTGCATCAACTTCGACGACGCCGGATCAGAGGCCAGGGATCATTCCTGGGTCGATCCCCGTAGCTTCGTCTACGACAAGGAGAAGGGCCTCCTCTCCAGGATAGAGAAGGACGCGATGGGTGTCTCGAAGACCGCCATCGGCTCGCCCCTCCACGGCTATCCCGACACCGGCCAGTACGTCATGAATCCCACCTATTCGAGGGAGCTCATCAAGTACGCCCTCGAGAAGTCGGATCTCAACGGCCTTCTCCGCCGCATCCCCATGGGGACGAACCAGATTTACTTCCCCAACCTCAACGCCACGACCCTCGCCCTGACCTGGAAGACCAGGACCGGCGCGACCGTCAACTCGGAGCAGAACCCAACCTATGACGAGGCCGGCAAGCCTTCCTTTGGCGAGAGGAGCCTTCTCGAGTCCGCGACCCTGGCCGGTTATGTGCCGTACTTCGACCTCTTCATGGAGGACGACTACGACGCCAACATCAACCTCGGCCAGTACATCGTGGAAATGTTTGCGTCCGCCTACAGCGTCGAGTACGACACCCAGGCGCTCGTGGCCAATTCCACCCCGTTCGTCGGCGCGACCAGGGCTACCGGCGTACTCGTGAAGTACGTGGACAAGGCGCAGACCATGAACATCCAGGATCTCATGGATGCCACCATGCTTATCGCCAGGAAGGACAGGGCGAAGGGCCACTCCTTCTTCTTCCACCGGACGATCATGGCCATGCTCGCGTCCCGCAGGACCGCCCTCGGCGACTTCGTGTACCAGGACGGCTACAATCTCAGGATGCCCACGCCTTCCGTCGTCGGTGAGCCAGCCCGCGAGGCCAACGTGCTTCCCGCGCTCGGCGAGATCGTGTCCGGCAGCGTGGTCGGCGTCTTCATGAACCCCCAGAACATCTTCTGGGGCGACAGGATGGGCGTCGAGATCCGCCGCTACCGCGAGACGAGCGAAAACCTCCTGCACGGCGAGGAGTTCATCAGGTTCAGGAAGCGCGATGCCTTCCTGACGACCAAGCCCGCGACCATCGTGGTCATCAAGCAGCGCTAAGGAGGACATGAAATGTACGTAGTTCCCTCTCGCATCAAGCGCATCCCGCGGAAGACCGAGACCGCCGGCACGGTCATCGACCAGCTCGTCGGCCAGGACATGAACCAGTTCGAGCGCACCGGCATCTACCGCCTGAACATCCTAGAGGGCGCGACCGCGCATACCCTCTCGGTCATGCGGAAGCTCTCCGAGTCCCCCGCCCTGGCCGCCGTTCTCTCCAGCGCCGCGGTGATCCACGTCGCCGTGGACCTTGGCGTCGCCGCCGGGCTCAACGCCATGGCCGCTGGCGACTACATCGTCTACGAGACGATCAACAAGCAGTGGAAGCTCGGGAAGGTCCAGTCTGTTTCCGGCTCGGCCCCGGACTTCACCGTCACCCTCACGGCGAACGTTTCCGACGGAATCCCCCAGGGCGGGCGCATCCTCTACCTCGGCCTCCCCGCCGACGGCCACGAGCAGCACCTCCTCACCGCGAGCGTCGAGAACGAGCTCATGGCAGAGCCGGCGTACTTCTTCGCCGATGACTTCGGCGAGCCCATCGTCATCAGCATCAACAACGCGACCAACGCCGCCATCATCAGCGGCGGCATCGAGGTCGGCCTGGCCATGTAGCTTATGGGAAGTGGGCAAATTTGCCCACTTCCATGAAAGGAGGGGTCTTTGAAGATAGAGTTCAAGTTCGAAATCGACGAGAAGGTTTCCGTTCCTGGCCTTGGCCAGAACGGAATCGTGAGCATGTGCGGGGTGGATTCTGGCGGCATTCAGTACTATGTACAAATGCCTGCCGGAGGCCAGTGGGTCAAGGAAATCCACCTCGAGAAGAGCAAGGAGGGAGCATGAGACCGGAAAGGGCTGCCATGCTCGAACAGGCTCGGCTCAAGGCCGAGGGAGATGCTCTCAAGGAGACGAACGCCGCGCTCATGGCCGAGAACTCCGAGCTCAAGAAGGAGAACGAGGAGCTCAAGAAGCTCGCCGAATCCAAGAAGGGCCGCGGCTCGTTCGGAGAGGTAGAGAAGTGAGACTCATAACCGTGGAGAAAGCATTCAAAGCCTTGGTCCCGCAGTATAGGCGTGAGGACCAGGACGACGTTGATCTCATCACCTTCATCATAGAATGCTGCTCTTCCGCGGTTGAGGATTACGCCAAGCGCCCGATAGGGCTCGCATACAGGGAGGCCATATTCTCGATGTACGGCAACGACTTCGTGCATGTTGGCTTCCCTGTTGCTCTCGTTACTTCCGCAAGGTATTCGGCGACCAGGGACTTCGCGAACGCCGAGGAGATCGAGACGAACATCGTCGGGGATAAGGTGTTCTTCACCCGGGCCTATCGCGGCCGGAATGTGCTAAAAATGATGCTCTACGGCGGATACGCCGTTCCCCGGTTCTATATCCTAGCAGAAAACATAACTCCCGATTCGCGTGGCGCCGCGTTCCCCGCAGCACCAAACGACGGAGACATATTCCAGAATACGGAATCCTGGATCTATTACCGCTACGAAACTGATACGTGGGTAGCCCACCCTGAGTACGCCGAGCTCGAAGAAGGCGACCTCGCGAGGGTGAACGGCGCTCTGTTCAGTTGGGACGGCGTTTCCTGGCAGAATATCGAGCCTGTCCCGGATCTCCCGATGAGCCTATCCCTCGCCGTCATCGAATACGTGATCTACGAGGCCCGCAGGATACGGCAGAATTCTGTCGGCATTACGAAGCTCGAGAGGGGCTATTCATTCGAGGGCGCGGCCATCGGCACCGAGGAAAGGATGCCGAGGCATGTCCGCGACCTCATTGACGAGCACTTCGGGGGGATCATCGTATGAGAGTATTCTCCTACGTCGGGAACATCCGAATTGAAGCGAAGTTCCTCAAGGAGAAGCCTTGGCTCAAGGGCCTCGCAGCGATGCAGCGGAACAAGAGCCTTCTCATGCGCCAGTTCGCCGACGAGCTCTTGGATCGCGTGATGGCGAGGATGTATACCCACGGCTTTAAGCGGCGGACCGGTCTCGCCGGGGATTCCGTCGAGGTAGGCGACGTGACTGAGAACGGCTTCGGCGTCTATTCGGACAATCCGAAGGCTTACCAGCTCGAGCATGGCACAACCGAGAGTGGTGACACGGTAATCAAGGCGAAGTCGAGCAACGGGATGCTTGTGCCGTTCTTGCCAGAGGTTCGATACTCGTCCGCCTGGATGGCCGGCCAGTACAACAGGTTCCAGTGGGGCGATGACTATTTCGTCGCGCAGGAGGTGAAGGTTCCCAAGGCGATGCCATTCGTGGCCCCGGTCTTCGAGGAAATGATTGATTCGGGATTCGTAGCGCAGCTTGGCGCGCATCTCTTCGAGGGGGTCTTTGAATGAGCGACATCATCGAATGCCCTGACGAGGAAGTCGTCGATGCTGTACTCGGCGTTCTGCGAGAGCGTATGCCCGACAGGATCGCCAGGATCAATGAGCTCCACCCTGACGATAATACGATCTCGATGCTCGATCTCCACGATGGCTACGTCGAGCCTGCGCTTGCGACGCGCTTCCCGATGGGCTGCGTATGGACGCAACAAGGCGACTTCGACGAAGAAACCAGAGTGATGACGCGAGACACGATCACCGTCCGCATCCTGATCGCTCTCCGTGAAAGGCCGATGACGGCCCGACGCAAGATGTATCGCTACCTTGCGTGTATCCTGAATATCGTGCATTCTGATGCCAGGCTAAAGGATGCCGATGGCGTCCCTCGCGTAGGAAGGGCCAAGTTCGTCCAGTCGCGCTACTATACGCCGACGATGACGGAGGGCCAGGCGTATGAGTTTTTTGTAGGCGAGGCCTACTTAGAAATCCAGCAGGAGGTATACAGACGATGAGCAACAATCGCATCCTGGCCGGCAGGGATTCCAACCTGCAAATCGGCCTCAATTCCGTGAGGGGCACGGGGCCGGGATGGGGTGTCCCGTCTCGCGCCGTAGTCCGCCTCCCGTTCTCGAGCGAAAGCTTTAAGGCTGGCGTCACCTACAAGGAGGCCACCGCCCTGGTCGGGGCCAAGACGGTGCAGAAGATGGACATCATGTCCATGAAGGCCGAGGGAGGCTTCACGACTCACCTAGAGCCTTCCATCGCGAGCCTCCTCGCCTTCCTCATCCTGGGCCGCGAGCTTCCCGTCACGAACCCTGCCACAGGCGTCTATCGCCACACCTTCGTACCGATCCCCTCGGGCCGCCAGTCCTCGATGCCCGGCTTCACCGCCGAGGTTGACAGGATCATGGAGATCCTGCGCTACCCCTCGAACAAGGTGGATTCGGCGTCTTTCAAGTGCGCCCCGGAGGACTATCTCTACCTCGACATCACCTGCGCCGGCCACTCCGAGGAGCAGGACAAGGTGCTCAAAAAGTCCCTGGCCACGCACTCCGCCGGAAGCGCGTCAACCTTCAACTTTGGTGCTGGTGTGATCGAGAGAGACGACGATCATATCGGCCAGTTCGTCTACGTTCCTGGAACGGAAAACTGGTATCGCATATCCGATTCCACCACCGCAGGCCTCGTGACGGTGGATGCCCCGACGGTGATCGCAGCCGACTACGCCGCGGATGTCCCTCTCGAGATTCGCGAGGTGGGGCTCACGCCTGGCCTCTCGGTCTCTGACAACGAGTACTATCGCTTCCTCGACGGCCTCCTCGAGCTCGGCTTGAACCGCGACGCCTATGAGACCTCGGGAAGCGGCGCCAACGGCGACACCATTCCCAACGTCCCCGTCGAAGTGACCGGCGGCGTCAACCACGACCTATACGTGAGCGCCGTGTGTTCCGACCCTGACACCGGGCTTTCGCGCCGCCGGGTATTCAAGTACATCGGTGCTGCTATTGCCAGGACCGGAACCACGCTCACTTTCAATCTCCCCTACGTCGCCGGGCCCGACGTGATCCCTGGGATAAGCGACGTTGACGGCGATGCGAATTGGGAGTGCCAGAGCCAGATCGAGGGTGGCATTACCAACGTGGACGTGAGCCTCAGCAACTCGCTCAAGACCGGCGACTTCGCCCTCAACCGCTCGCCCTACCAGCTCGAGGTCCAGCCGCAGAGCCGGTCCTTCACGTTCACCGTGAACGCGAAGTACGAGGATCGTTTCGTCGAGCTCAGGCAGCACATCTACGCCCCCGAGGATCTTATCGGGCGCAAGGTGTCGCTCAAGCTCGAGTTCGAGTCGGCGGAGTACATCACCGGCACGACCGCGAAGCACAAGCTGATCGTCTACGCCCCCAACTGCTACATCACGTCGGCCGACCCGAACATCGGCGGCCCGGATGAGCCCGAGGTGAGCTTCGAGGCGACGGCGACCGAGCAGGGCGGGCTCGAGGCCGTCTACATCATCGTCGAGGACGGGACCAACGCCCTCGTCGTGGACACCTTCGCCCCCGTAGCGGTATAGCAAAGTGGGCAAATTTGCCCACTTCCCTCCTGGGTGCCCGGTTCGCCAGGCGCCCTTTTTTGACTTGATATCCTTTCATCATGATGCTATCCTCCGGGGAGGAGGGTACTATGGACTTATCGAAAGCGAACAAGGTTATCTATTCGAAGAAGGTTTTCCTGGGGAAGTTCCACCCCGACAGGGAGCGGAAGGACGACGAGAACGACGCCGCGTGGGAAGCCTACCTGGAAAGCATCGACAAGAACGAGTTCGTGTGCTTCAAGGAGATGGGCGTAGAAGACGACAATACCGGGGCGCTTACGGCAGAGCAGGCCGACAGTATCGCATCCCGCCTTGAGCCCGAAGACGCGGTGAAGTTCTACCAGCGCTACAACTGCGACGGCTCTGCGATGCTCGCGCGCAGGCGCAAGCAGATTGCCGACTGCATCATCGACTCGTCATTCATGAAAGACGGCAGGCCCGCGACTGGGCAGGAGATCGTCGATCACATCTACGCGAACAACCAGGCTGAGTTCGTCTACCTCGTCGAAGAGTGGGCGGCGGGTGTCGCGGGTTTTCAGAAGCCGAAGAGAGGGAGATCCAGGAAGTAGCCAAGGTCGTTCTTTCCGGCGGGCGGGTCCGCGGCCCCCTCGTGGAGGCGCACAAGCGCCACGCACGCCTTTTCTCGATCTTCCTGCTTTGCGTGAACCGGGAGAATGGGAGTTTCTGCATAAGCCCGAACGAGGCCATAGAGCTTCCGAATAGGACGTTCATTGGCTTGAGGATACTTCAAGAGGCCTTGCTCGCGCGGATAGCCGACGAGCGGAAGGCCGCGCAGACCAAGGCTAAGGCGAAGCCCAGGACGACGCGGGCTGGAGTGAGGCGAGGAAGATGAGCAGCAGATCGAACAAGAAGCTTGTTGTTACGCTCGGACTTGAAGTCGATAAGATCGTCAACTCCAGGATCGAAGCTGCGTTCAAGCCCATCCAGGAAATCTTCACGAATATGTCGAAGACCCTGGATGGGTCTTTTTCTGCCGTTAACCAGACACTCAACAAGACCATCCAGCTCGTGGGGAAGCTCGAGAAGCGCATGAAGTCGGCGCAGGACGCCGCTATTAAGCCGATGGTGATGAGCCTCGACCTTGATACTATGACCAAGATGGCCGGAAAGTCCGCAGTCAGGATGGGCCAGCAGTTCTCTGATATGTTCCTCAAGACTGTGATGACGAAGCTCGACACGAGCAAGCTAAACCCGGCGTCAAGCGTCGGCATGTATGCGATACCTCTTCGCCAGATGAAGGAATTCGATGCCGGCAGGATGGCCGAGGAGCAGCTTGCTATCTCCATGAAGAAGGGCGGCCTGCTCGCGGCTCTAGCCGGAAGAGGCGACGCGACGGTCGGGAGCGTTTTTGCCGATTCGAAGCCCGCTCGCGAATATCTCGACGTAACGAGGGAAATCAATAGCAAGACGAAGGAGCTGGCTTCCAACCATCACATGGCTGCTGACGGTGTAGCCGCTCTTGGCTACCGGTTCATGGCTGCTGGCTATGCTATGCAGCGCACTGGCCAAGCCATCGATCAGATCATGCAGAAGGGCCGCAGCGCGGCCATGGAGCAGGACAAACTCCGCGGCAAGAGCGAATCGATCACACCTGGCAACAAGGATTGGATAACCCTTGTATCTGCTGGCCAGAAGCCCGTGATAGAACAGCTCGCAATCGAGTTCGGGCAGTCTACCGACATGATGCTCGAGGCACTCTATACCCTCAAGTCGGCGTTCCCAGATCTCATTGACCCGATGAGCCGTCTTCGCGAGGTCGGCAAGCTCGCCGCGGCTGGCTTCACCGACGCCAGCGCAGCGGTCAATGCTTTCGTCTCGATAGGCGCGGCCTACAACGACACGAGCGACGAAATGGTCAGCAAGATATCCTCGCTTGTCACGCAGACGGCCCGTTCCGGCGTCGTCGAAGTTGATGAGCTCATAGCGCAGTTGCAGAAGATCGCCCCGTCGGCGGCGGCCGCCGGCGTCGAGCTCGAAGAAATGTTCGCCATGTTCGGCACCCAGGCCAACGTGTCAGGTTCGCTGTCCATGGTCGCTACGCAGTTCCGCTCCCTCCTCATCCAGATCGGCGAGCTCAATACGAAGGGGCTCAAGGGCCTCAAGGAAGGCACCGAGGAGTATACGCAATCCGCCATAGCAAACGGGAAGGAGCTCATCGACCACTACGGCGGGCTTCGCGAAACCCTCGAGGCGATTCAGTCAATGGTCGGAAACGGCTCATGGGAAGGCATCCTCTCGCGTGACCCTGGCAAGATATTCGCGAAGTCGTTCCTTGGCGAGGAAAACATTGCAAGATTCGAGGCTATGGTGGCCGAGCTCGAGAAGGTGATGAACGGGAAGGACATCACGGCTGACGCCCTCGAGAAGACCTTGTACGGCTCCGCGAAGAACGCCTACGAAATAACGAAACTTACGGAGAAGATCAACAACAATCTCGCCGACATGGCTAGGGTGGCCCAGCCCATAGAGCTCATGTGGCTCAGGATACAGGAGAGCCTGACCTCGACGGCGAGCCCCCTCGGTGAGATTCTTTCAGTCATTGGGAGGCTCGCAACGGTTATGGGCTCCTTCGTCCTTGGAAGCGGCGGCATCTTAGTCGCGGTCTCCGCCGTAAAGAAACTCTCGGCTGAGTTCGGCGGCCTTAAGGTGATGATCGCCAGCCTCGGTTCGACGTTCAAGAGCGTATTCGGCTCGATCCCTGGATTGCTTACGACTGTTGCCGTGGCAACCGTAGGGATCTTTGTCGGGATTGCCGAGAATATGAGGCGCCTTCGCGAGGAAATGATTGAGACTAAAGCGCTAACTCTCGATTATACGGACAGGAAGATAATCACCAACATTCTCGAGAAGTATCGCGAAGCGTATGATCCCAAGAAATCTGAGACTGAGCGAGCAGCGGCATTGAAAGTCGCCGATTACAGCAAGGCTCAGTTGATGGCGAGACCTGATGTTATAATAAGACAGCTAGAAGAGTTCGGGCCAAAGCTAGAGGAACTAGATAAGGTTTTCGGTGGGACTCTCGGGCTAGCAGGGAAAAGCATTGCACAGATAATGGAGTACCCGAAAGAGCGCATTGCTGGGACAGAGACATTCAGAGAGGCAACTCCTAGGATCAAAGGCAGTCTCGCCAATGCGCTAGATGTCAACTTTCGTGGCGCCGCCCTTCCTGCTACTTCTTTGGACACTATCTTGGGAATGCCAGAAGGAAGAAGGCTAATAGAAGCTGCGGTGACTTCCTCCAAGCCAATTGATATTGCCACTAAAGATGCTTTTGACGCATACAAGGCAGCCGTATCTTCTACAAGAAGTACGGAGGACGACAATAAATACAAAGCGCTTCTTGCAGCCTTTAACGACCCGAAAGCTTTGGCATTTGTTAAGGGCCTTAATGATATGCTTTACATGGTTTCCTCGCTAGAAGTTGGCAAGGAGCTCAGTGAGATGCTAGCTGGCGGCGCCGACTACGAAACCATAAGGGCTCTCATAGCCTTGCAGGAAAAGCGCAAGTGGAATATTGAGGATCTTCTTGCTGATGTTTCGATGTCAACCAAAGATTTCAAGGAAAATTTCGACGACTACGACCTGAGCCTCGGGGGAGGGGGAGCGAAAGAGCCGCGCGACCCTCTTCTCGACCTAGCGACCAGGCTTGCTGATCTCAGGAATGACGCTTCCATCGCGGGCGACCTCGAGAAGTCCTCATACATGGAGCAAGTTTCCAAAGCGATAAGCGGCGCCTTCTTTGACGTTTCGAAGAACATCAAGGGTGGCCGACTCGCCAAAGAGGATCTTCCGCTCTACCAGACGGCACTTACCGCGCTCACCGATTGGGAGAAGGCGCCTGATGCTCTGCGCAAGAAGCTCGAGGGCTACTATCCTGGCGTTGGCATGGACGTATTCACAGAGGTCGAGGTCCGAATGAAGCGCGAAAGTGAGGCCCGTGAAGCGTTCATGAAAAAGATGGTCATCGATACTCCGTATACTGACTCTAAATCTATGCAGGACTACGCTCTTCGCATGGCAAGGCTCGCTGCTGATGGCGACCGCAGCGTTGACTTCGGTGCCGTAAACGATTACCTGTCCGTCGCTCTCGGGCCGTCATGGATTAAGGATACCTTCGGTGACAGCTTTCTTACGATCTCACAGGACGTATTTAAGGCTCTCGTCGATACCATGCCGGATGGATTTCAAAAGTCTCTCATGATCCTCGACCGGAGCGAGGGCGGCTACGGCGCGACGGCGCTCTCTGCCGACAACATGAACCGTATATCGGATGCGCGCTTCTCGCTCCTCCTCGAGCAGGAATCAGACTTCAACAAGCAGAGGTATTCGCTCGGGAGGGAATCGGGGTCGCTCTTCGACATATTCGACATTCTCAATCCTAGTTCCGTCGCCAAGATGAACGCCGCATGGATCGACCTCCTCGCCGGGGCTGAGGTTGTAGCTCATGCCTTCGACGCCGCGGGTGGGAACTACGAGACGCTTTCCCGCGAAGTCTATGATCACATCAAGGCCTTTCTCAATCCGCTCAAGGTTCTCACGAAGGATACTCTCGACGCGGCCAAGATCGTGATCGCCGGCAACAAGGTTAATGATGAAGCGTATAAGCAGCTTCTTGGGATAGAGGAGCCGAGCGAGGAGGTAAAGATCGCCCTCAGGCAGCTTGGCGGGGCATTCGAGGAAGATTTCCAGGACTTCCAGATGTTCAGCGAGGGGATGCTTGGGATCATCGCCGCCGATGGCCTCGGGCCGGAGCGCCAGGCCTTCGCCCTACAGCGAGCAAAAGCCGCCGGGTATATGAACTACTCGGCCCTTGGTAGCGGGCAGAACAAGGCCGTCAAGGATGCGCTCGGATTCAGCCTCGGCGAAGCCTTTACGGACAACTTCATCCGAGCCGCAGGGACAAGCGCTGCCGGCGTGTCGGCCCAGAATTACATCCTCGAGAACATCCTCGGCATCAAGACCGATAAGGCGGCTCTCGCGACGACGCTTGGCTACTCAGACGAGTCCTTCCTCCTCCAGGAGGAGATCGCGGCCGCGGGCATGACGACGCTCATGGATTCAGGGATCGACCTAGCTACCCAAGGCCTCGCGAGCTTCGCAGAATGGATCTGGGCGCTAATCACCAGCACCGAGAGTTTCCAGAACATCATGTCGAATGTGACGGCGATCCTTTCCGGCCTCCTCGAATCGGTCGTGGTCCCGCTGTGGGACGCCATGGCACCGCTCGTCGATCTCGTTATTTCCATCGTGGCCATCATTGCCGACATGCTCGTCCCGGTCTTCAATACGCTCCGCTCGATCATCCAGGTGCTCATGCCCATCCTCATCCCGATTATCAATGCGATTCTCGTGCCTCTCCAGGCCGTCCTCGCCGCTATGCTCCCAATCGTGAAGCTGCTCTTCGACATCCTCGGGCCGATCTTCGGCGTCTTCGGGAGTATCTTCACGCTGCTCTCGACTCTCGTGGTCCCGATCTTCGAAATGCTCGCTGATGTGGTCAACTTCGTCGTCGTGATCCTCTCGCCCGTGATCGCCGCGTTCCAGCTTGTCGCCCAGGCCGTTGGCGATTTTACGAATATGCTTGGCTACTATTCCTCGCATCCCATATGGGAATGGTGGAACTACAGTGACACGACGCCCAATAAGACCTTCGGGGAATTCCTGAGCGCTATCCTTGTCGCCTCGACCGGCGAATCGGAATACGGCGCCGCCGTGGCCAAGGCCTTCTCGAATATCTTCACGCAGGACGCCAAGGCCGAGGGGAATATCAACGCGCTTGCCTACAACGGCCAAGGCGTAACCACCATCGGGTCTGGCGGTGTCGCCATGGGTAACTTCGACGCCGCCTCTTCCGCGAGCGGCCAGGCGAACACGCCCGTGGTCCAGGATCTCTATATAACTATCAACCTTGACGGCCAGCTTGTTGACGGCTCGCTTGAATCGCGTATAGTATCATTAGACGATCTAGTTGATGTTCTCGCTGATACGCTGGAGGCAAGGGCGGCAAGAACCTAGCCCTGCCCAAAGTGGGCAAATTTGCCCACTTCGATAGGAGGGCCTGTGAATCTTTATGGCGATGCTGCTTCCCATTCCGCTTGCTTCGATGCCAATTCCCTGATGCTCTGTCGCGTCAAGCTGTACCTCAATGCAGCTTGGCACGACGTTCCTTATGAGCTCGTGGAGTCGGTCGAGATCACCGACGACATTAAAGGCCGAGTCGGAAAGGCCACCGTCAACGTCGCCTCAATTAAGTTCAGGAATCCTGATCGCCAATTTTCCCCCGAGCTCTTCGAGACTTTCACGCCGACGGGCGATGTTCATACGCTGCAGTTCAACGGGCCAGAGCAGGCCGACGGCAAGGGCTTCCTGCGATCTTGGGTCAAGGTCGCTATTCAATTCAAGATGGGAGCTGGAGCATGGTATACCAGATTCGTAGGCTACGTGGATGGTGCAGGCTGGAAGGAAACGCTTGGAAGGGCGAACGAGAACTATGTTTCTATCGGGCTCGTGGATCTCGCGGCAATGCTCAAGGAGGTCAAGCTCGATTCGTTTGACCTATCCTTCGCCGTCGAGAACGCCTGGGCCGCCCTCCCATCCCCGGGACTCGACACGAGCCTCGTCCACGCCATTGTCGCCAAAGCCGGCGCTTATTCGGTTTCCGTCCCCAGCGCGATACGGTGCTTATATGATTATGCGCCTGTAGAGGGGACGGCGTGGAAAGCGCTCGCCGAACTTGCCGAGGCCACCGGGGCAATTTTCTCAATCGTGCCAGATTCGAATGTGAGTTCGCCTGGGGAAGTGATCTATTTCGGAGACTCCCCGTTTGCTGATTCCGTTTCATTCGATCCTGTGCTTACCTTCTCGAACGATACTGATGAGGACGAGAACAGCTTCGGGTATTCCGAGCTCGCTGCTGGCGACGACCGCAGCAACCTTGTTACTGAGCTCGAGCTCAAGTTCCAGAGGCCGCAGAAGATATTCCAGCAAGTCGTATGGCGCCTCCCTGAATGCGACGGCAAGACGCTCGTTGTTGATCCCCACCCTGATGAGGAGGGCGACTTCTTCGACGCTTCGAAGAAGTATTACGGCAAGTTCTCTGCGAAGGCATTCGAGAACATCACCGACGACCTAAAGGCCGGCAAGGTCTTGCTCGTCGATAACCCGGTCTTGAGGATCTCGACGCTCGACGGAGGCATCGAGTACGACGGCGACGAGGAGCATCCTTCCGGGACGTGTTCGATTCATGCCGCCAAGTTCACGCCAGGAGACAACAAGGCCCTCGTCCGCCTGGTGAATACGACGGCGCTTTCGCAGACGATCATTGATTGCTCAATCCTCGGCGATCCCGTCGTCTCGACCGATGCGGTTACGATCATCAAGCGTGACGAGGAGCGCGTTTCGACCTACGGCGTCCACACCGAGAAGATCGAGAACGACTTCCTGACCGAGGCCCTCGTGCAGAAGGCAGGGGTCGCGCCAGGATCGCAGAAGAAGCTCTGCGACCTACTCGCCGATTACGTGTATGACCACGCCTCGAAGGTCAGGAGATCCTATTCTTTCTCGTGCGACCTCCCGCTCTTTCATATTCCAGCCGGGCTTATTGTGACGATCACCGAGACGAAGCAGGGAACGGAAATATCGAAGGTCTGCCAGCTCACGAAGAACCACATTTCTTACGCGAGCACCGATAGCGGCCCTGAGTTCAAGTGTTCTTTTTCGGCGATAGAAATAGACCAGGACTGGACCTACGAGGGAGTGGCTGGCTCGACGCCGGAGATCCTTGCGAGCTCAAGGGGATACCCAACGACCATCGAGACATTCATATTCATGAGGGCGGCAAGCCAGCCGGAGACGCCTACCGGCAATGATCCATCCGGGTGGTACGACGGCCCCCCCGCCGGGACAGACCCGCTATGGGTAAGCAAGGGAACTAAGACACGCGAGGGTATTCTCGTCGGTGCGTGGAAGGAGCCTGTTAGGCTCGACGGCGAGCAGGGCCCCAAGGGTGATCCTGGCGCGCCCGGAGAAGATGCGCCGAATCTGCTGGCTCAATATTCAACCGACAAAGCCTCGTGGCATTCTACTCCCGCTGACGTTGATTCGTGGATGCGCACCTCGTCTGATGGCGGCTCGACATGGGGAGATCCAGTAAAAATAAGGGGCGAAAGCGGGAACCTCGTACGTTCCGAGCGATGGCGGGTTGGCCAATTCCCCGAAGGCTTCTCGCTTAACGGGACTGAATCCGAGAACGCGCTCGTATGGGGCGCGAATCCCTTTGGCGTCAACGCGGTCCTTTGGGAAGGGAAGGGCGCGGGGAATGACGCTGACGGTGGATGGAGCGGCGAGGCCAAGGCTTGCGACCCGACGAAGAAGTATCGCTATCTTGTTTTCATCAAAAAGACCACAGCGGATGCAACATCGATGGCATGTTGGGGGCCCTCCAGATGGGGAAATGTTGCTACAGCGGATGGAACACCGCAGAGCAATCCATACTTTCTCTCTGATACTCTTTCGTCATGCCTCAACAAATGGCTGCTTATAGAAGCGTTTGTTTTCCCCTATGACCATTCTGGTGACTTGCCCGCTGGGCGTGTCTTTGACTGTGAGACTGGTCAACAAGTGCTCTCTGCAGTTACCTTCAAATGGGCTGACGCAGGCCAGTCTACACAGCTAGAGCGTGCCCATCTCTACTACAACACTGACCCCGCCTGTCGATGCTACTTCTATGGCCCCCGCATCGAGGTATGTGATGGAACGGAGCAGTCGATTGACTCGATCCTTGCCGCGGCGAAAGCGGCTTACCTGGCGAGCGCGGCTCAGGCGGCGGCGATAGCGGCGGCCGCGGCAGACGCGACCTCGAAGGCGAACGCCGCCCAGGGCAACGCCGAAGCCTATGCCCTTACCTCCGGTCTTGGCCTTCGACTCAATGCGTCGGCGATCACCGGTTATAGCGCTGGCAAATGCTATGTTCATGGGTTCGATGCATCCGGGGCAATCGCTAATGTCGATGGTTATATCTTCGACTGGACATCTACGAAGCGAACGGTGAAAATGGGCATAGTTGATGCCCATGCTGAAATGGTTGGCTACATCGTTGCTCCGCTTGATGGTTCTATTAGCCCAAAGGCCGCCTATCTCAACTACTCGGACAATAAGTTTTATTGGTTTTCTAAGGGCAGCGTTTCACCGTACAATCCCGAGTTCACGAAGATCACCGACGAGATGGCTTGGATGCTGATCGGAGAACTCGTCTATAGCGGCATTGAGACTGTCGAATCGGGATCCCTTTATCAACGCGCTAAGCCCTTGGATGAAGCACGGAAAATCAAGCCGCGGCGTTGCATTGGTGTTGTCGGAAGCGTTGCGAACTGGTATAGGACGCTGACATCGTATCGGATCAATAAGAGCGGGGATGAATTCACTTTCGTGTCGGCCGGAACGATCAAGGCCCTCCCTGGCGATATCGCCTTCGTTCGTGGGTCGAGCGACTCGATCAAGGCTCTCCGTATCTTTGATGGCATGTACTGGCATGCCCCGCTCGCTGCAGATGCCGCCGACTTCCGCCACCTCTGCGGTATCACCCTTATTGGGGCCTCCGCCGTTTACGGTGCCTCGGCGATTCCAAGCGACGCGGGTGGGTACTTTGATTTCCTCTTCTCCAAAGAAATATATGCGAATTATCTCAAGTCAATCACGGTAGAGTTCGAAGATTCCGTCTCAGCTATCAAGCATCCATCCTCAGTTCTTGCGCCCGGTTCGAAACAGCTCTATATTGGTAAAGACCCGAGACGCCCAGATGACGATAGCCGCGATCTCGAATTCGCCCTGCAAGAGCTTATCTCGCTAAACGGGACCAAGGAGGTATGGATGAAGCACTTTATCACGAAGAAGCTTAAAACCGGCGGGCTAATCGGGCTATTGTCGCTCGGTGGGTTAATGTCGTCGTGCGAAGTGCTGAGCTCACCTTGTAAAGTTTGGAATGAGGCATCACATCCATTCACGACTGAGTTGCCAAGGGCAGTTGCTTATGGCAATGGGATATGGGTAATTGTTGGCTATTCTGGCTATTCTGGTAGAATTGTACGTTCTGGTAATATGAGCTTTGGTTCATTTATTACAAATCCATTTACTTCAGCATACATCAAATCTGTAGCTTATGGAAACGGTGTATGGGTTGCAGTTGCAGATAGTGGTAAGATAG